TTACATGAAGTACGGGTATGTTTATAGTTCGCCTCGTTGGAAGCGTGGCCGAGTGGTTGAAGGCACCGGTCTTGAAAACCGGCGACCCGAAAGGGTTCTAGAGTTCGAATCTCTACGCTTCCGCCAACATTTACAAGGGGTTGCCGAAAGGCAGCCCCTTTTTGTTTTGGGGTGTTGGTATAGTGTTGGTATACTCACTTGGTATATTACTTATAGTAATCATCACCGCCACTCAAAAACCAAGACAAAAAAAGGAGGGTTTCCCCCTCCTTTGCAAGTATTTACTTCACGGCTTACTTTCTTGCTGGCGCGAAAAAGTGGAACATACCGCCGTTTTTCTTGTACACACGTTTACCTTTGACAGTAATGTACGGAGTAAATACTTCAACCATGCCTTCCGGCACTGAATCATTAAGATTCTGAGTCATTTGAACAATCTCACACTTTCTGCCTTTACAGGCCAAAGGTGAACGATTACACTCCGGATTACCACATCTAGAAGTACTCGTCATCTTTGGATACGGAGAGGGCAGTATACTCCCTGTATTCTGGTTACGGCTTAGAGGTTAATTCATCTGAGTTAGCCTCATAGCTTCTTAATTTTATCAATCATATACTTCGCTGTATCCAAACTTACGCCAAAGCCAACGCTACAAGCCCTTGGGGTTTTGAGTAAGTCTACACGCGCAGGATCGACCATGAGCCATCCAGCAAATTCGTTAGCTTGCCACTCCACATCTTCAATATAAGAATGATTTGAAGGTGCTTGTGAGAAAGCGAACTGGGGCACAGTATTGGCATGTAATAACAAATGCCCCAGTTCATGAGCAACAGTGAATCGACCCCGCGACTCGCGCTTGACAGCAGACTCCTGTGTATCAGCTCTTAATTTAATAATTTTCTGCGATGGTATAGTTATTGCGTACTCGTTAGGCAGCTCGTGGTTTTCCACCACTTCAAGCTGGATCAACTCTGCATCATGCATTTTTTCTAAAAAATGCAAAACGTCAATATAAGGCGAGTTGTCTTCAAGAACGCGCTGAATCAAGGACCTGGCCTCGAATGCTTTCCGCATTATGCTTTCGCTGCAGAGCGGAGCAACTTTATTTCCTAAGATTCTTTGACGAGACCGCATGATCTTCTTCCTTTATTTGCTCAAAGTTATCTCATTTAGCTCATCAAGCCACTGTCGTGCTTGTTCCTCGGGTAACGCTTTGTAAGTACGAGCAAAACTGATAAATAGCTCTCTTTGCAAATCGCCTGCATCCTCGAAATCTTCCTTAAAAGAAGGCTGAGAAACATCAACTAACCTTCCTAATTCTTCTTCACCACTACAAAAGTTTGAGTAAAAAGTAATCAACCGTTGTTTGACTTTAGGTGAAATGCTCCTTTTACCAAGCTCAATTGCTGATAATTGGGCAACACTCATCTCCATCTCTTCAGCCATATCATTGAGTCGTTGACCACGATCGATACGGACTTTTCTAAGAAAACGGCCAAGTTGGGTTACATGCATCTCCTCTACTCCTTATGGTCCAAATGCTGGACTAATTAGCATTAAACCATATCAACCAAGATTTTCAACAGATTTTGTAGAATAATTTGCATTGCTGGTGAAGAATCCTTTTACAAAAAAAGGTAATTGGTTGATACGGTGAAAGATAGATACTCTTTATTCCTAAAACAAGTGCTAGCAGTTTAAGTATTTCTGTAGAAACATGTTGACAATTCTGGCAGGCCTTTAAGCAGAGCTCTTGGCGAATATGTCAATATGAAGTGAAAAAAAATAAAAAAAATCTACATGTAGTGCTATTGCTCATTTTTTAGTCTCATTGGGGGCTGAAGGCTAGGAGTGACCTTAACTTTTCTGTCATAGACTAAGACTTGGCTTTCCGTCTTGTGGCCGGAGAATAATTGCTTATCCCTTGTGCTCCCCTCATAGTCCGAAATCGCTTTAGCCTTAATGTCGTGAAACGTTCCAGGAATCGTTCGCCCGGTATTTATGGCGGCCGCCTTCTTCGCTTTATTCCACCAGGTGTTAAACGTTTTCTTATTCATCTTCCCGCCGGATGGGCCAGGGATGAGGAAGCCGGCAGCGGACCGGCTTACCAGTTTTTGGGTGGCGAGCTCTACGGCAGCCCGAAGGCGTGGCGACCACTGCTTGATTTGCTTTTTGCCCGTTTTGTTTTGCTCAATAAACAGACCTTCGGCTCGAATATCCGACAGCAGCACATCAAGAACGTCACCTTCGCGTGCCGCGCAAAGATAAGAGATCTCCATGGCGACCTGAATTTCTATCGGGGCGCATTCATAGATAGCTCTGTAATCCTCATCGGGGATATAAACATCTCTGTCTACCAGCGTAAATTTCCTGATCCCTTTGCAGGGATTCCCCTTCACATAGCCGCGCTCAAAACTCCAGCCAAACACCCGAGACATGCTCGCCACCTCCTGATTTGCCTGGTTCTTACTGCTTAGCCCTCGCTTGTCCATAAAAATACGAACCTGCTCAATCCTGATATCATCAGCTCTCATTTTTCCGAACACGGCCAGCAGCTGCCGTTCGTGCTGGTGGTAATCCTTTTGCGTCCTCGGCGCGAGCTCGGTGAATGCCGGGCTTTCAACAAACATTCCCCATAGCTTGGAAAAAGTCGTAATGTCATGACGTTTTGCTTTTTCCTGCTCGTATCGCTGCCAGAGTTTTGAAATGCTGGTTTCACGGATTTTCCCCAATGAAACGCTCAACTTTGTTCCTTTAGGCTTCCACACGTAGCTGTATTTATTTTTTGTAACCCGCGGTGGAAGGCTGGCATCTTTCGGATCTTTTCTTGGCCTGCCCATAGATAGCGTCGAAGTCTGGTTCTGTAGCAACATATTCATCAACCTTTGGTAATTCGGAAGTTCCCGGCAAAATATTCCTGCGCAAAACGATAGGGCGATTACGCCCGTCGGTCGTGAAAGGAATACCGTGGCAGCGCAGTTGGCGCTGCTGTTGCGTGTAACGCCTGTATCCAGTTATTTCCGCAATTTCCTGAGGTGACAGCGTAAGTTCATGCATTGGTCATCCCTCTGATGACCGGCCAGACAACACTACCTGGCCGGATGGTTATTTGCTGAAAACAGAAAATCAGATTTGCGTCAGGACTTGCCAGATTTTTGAAACGTATTTGACCTGATGTCGCGCATCGTCCAGGGCATTATGCAACTCACCTTCAAACGGGATTTCATAGCGAGGATTGATGCCTATCGCTTTTCCCAGTTCAACGATGGTCCGTACATCACGATCGTTCCAGAACTTCCACGGTCGTGTGATTCCGGTGCGTTTGTATGACTGACTCAGCAGGACGTTATCGAATGTAGCGCCATTGCCCCACACCTGAACTGTGTCAGGACCATTGGCTGCATTCTCTCCGATGTAATCATTGAACTGGAGAAGGGCGTCATCGAGAGGAATTGCGTCTTCGACAAGAAGCGCAGAGCGTGCTTCGGAGGATTTCCTCATCCACCAGAGAATCGTCCCTGCATCCGGTATACCGCCAAACGCCATGGCTGATTCAAGGCTAATAACTTTGTAAAATTCCGCACCTGTGCGCCCGGTTTCCGGGTCGAAGAATAGCGCGCCAATGGAAACAATCGGCGCGTCCGGGTTATCGCCCATGCTTTCCAAATCCACCATTAAATGGGTATAGAGTTGCTCGCTGGTGGTTTCTTCAATTTGATGACCGGAATCATTATTCAAGGCATCTGACGGATGATTAACATCAGCGTCGCATTCAGCTGACACATCTGCTGTTTCGCCCATTTGCACTTCAATGTCAGCTTCGGTTTCATCACCGTGATTTTCTTCCATCTGCACATTTTCGGCTGTCTCCGCTGGCTGGCCTGCGTCGGCCATATTGGTTTTGGTGGCTGCGGTAAAAAGGCTGCTGGCATCAAAAACACCCGTAGCGACTTTCACAAGTTCACCTTCGGCATGGAGATCATTTGTTGCGATTTCCTCTTTATCGCTTTTAACCGTGCCGCATGCGATAGCTACAGTTTCAGCTGAAGGATTTGCATGATTAGTTTCGATTAACGTGGAGTTGATATAACCCTGCAAAGCTCCTGAAGTGCGCCATAGATCATCTGGAGCGGCCTTAATCAAGGCGATGATAGCTGCACGAGAGTAATCCAGGATGCCTGGGCATTTATTCAGTTTGCCTAACCATGCGAGATATTCGTCGTGGTAATTAGGGCGCGCATCCCGGATTTCTTTAGCTCTGCGATATACGCCGCCTTCGAGGTTGTAAATGTCAAAATCCATAGAGCGGGAGATAACGCCCAGAGCGATATCGAGACTCAACGATTTTTTGTCGTGAACAATTTCACTTCCGCGATCGGTGACTATCCCGCCACCGGCATTGGCCCCTGCGTCGGTTCTGTAGGTTTCACTTGGTGCAGTAACTTCCGCGGTGGGGGCGCTTGGTTCTGCTTTCATTAATGGAGTAATTGCGGAAATCCTGTTTCCTTCCAACCATTTTTTTACCAGTACGCCGCGGTCAATATGCTCAGTCTTCCCCCAAGCGTTCATAAACTGGATTAAGATGCCCAGCTCCGGGCGGGTATCCGTGGGGAATACTTGCTTTACGGCTTCAGTTAGCTTCCAGATTTGGTGGGTGGTGAAACCTTTCACATCCGCTATGTTCTCGCTGGCCAGCAGCAGGTTTTGAACGTAATAGTTATCCTGGTCCAGCTCCATTTCAGCGATCTGTATGCGCTGTGGAACGGTCACATGATGAATGCTTTCCGAACTGATAAATTGTGAGAGCAGCTTCTTGCGGAAGGACATCTGAGCAACTGGATGCTCTAAACCATCATCCAGTGGGGCAGATGGCGCTTTCGTGGCTTCAGCAGCCAATGCCTGTTCGGGAATTTCTTCCGGAGTAGGGGCTGGTGCCGCCGCAGGGATCGCCTGCCATGTGACGCCATCCTCCGCGAGCTGGTAGCGGTCGCACCATGTTTGATCCAGCACGCCTTCAGCCGGCAAATCGTCAACGACATGCCAGTTAGTGCGGACCGGCAGGTTGTAATCGGCCCCGCGGCCTACGTCGATCCCGTTATCTTCCAGGATGTTCAGGATTTCGCGCTCAGCGCGGGAGTCAGATTTTGCAGATAGCCAGCAAAAGAGGCTTTTTGCCTCGGCTTTAGCTTTGGCTTTAATGAGATAAGCGTATGTGTTCATTGCGCTTGGGTTCCTTATGGCTATAAGATACCCGGGACTTTGATAGCTCCCATTGGGCGTGGTCATTGTTCAAAACTCGATTCCGGAAAGCTTTGGTCGGCTGACCGGGTACTTAACCCGCCTTGCGCGGGTTTTGTGCTTTATGGGCTTAGCTTTTCTCGCCGTGCAGCTGCGAGACAAGAACGCTATCCAGTGCGTTAAGGACGGGTTCGAAAGTTTTGTTCGCCGGTATCCTGCTTACTGCGCGAATAACCTCAGCGACTGAAATTTCGTTATCACGCAGGCTGTAACCACCGCCTGGGCCTCTTTGTGAGATGACAATATTTCCGACGCGCAATTTCTTGAAAATCTGCTCCAGGTAGGAAACAGACAGCTTCGCCTCTTTGCTCAATTCAGTAAGCGGCACTGGCGTACCGGAGTAGAGGCGATTAAGGGTTGCGACGACCTGCACTGAGGCCATCACTCTTTTCATTCCAAATTCCATGCTATTACCCATCCCGGCCAGCTAGGCCATTGTTCAAAACTCGATTTTTTACTGTGCGTGCGACTGTTGGTCGGCAGTCGGGTCGCCCTTCTGGGCCAGTACGTAGCAGAGCCTGCGAAGCAGAACCTCAAAGAGGTTGAGGTGAACCGCCTGCTGGCGAGCTGGTTTGCGTGCAAAATCATTCATCGTAAGACTCCATGTCACCTGATAAAACGCCTCGAATTTTTTGGATTTCGCTTCGTACTGCGTCGCGCTGTTGATGCAAATAACCTTTAACAAACGACAATGCTTCAAGTGCCTCCTCGCTTTCTGACTTCGTATGGTCACGAGCACTAATTAGCGCCTGGCGTGCTAATTCCAGATTTGAAAGCCCAGATAAAATCTCCTGCTCGATGCTTGCGAAACCTGCATATTTTGTTGCTAACTTCAGAGCGTCTACCATTTCATTCCCCTTACCAAACTTCAGGCCAGCCCTTAATGACGGCAGCTGTGCCAATTTCCGATGGTTTCTCATCGGGGTTTAATCTGCGATGCATACCATCAGCTATCGAATCAGCGTCTTTCCAGTCGTGCGCTTTTACGCGGTAGGTGCTGTAACCAGAGCCACCGCTGATCACGACGGTAAATTGTTTCTTTGCCATTTTTGCCTCTTGTCTGTGCCCTTATCGCCAGGCTGGCGGAACGTTACTAAACCTGCTGCGCGTTAAATTGTGCGTGCTTTGCTGGTGGTACAGCGCCTGGTCAAGCGCGGGGCTTAATGCTGCCCCTGGCCCTATAAGCTCGAAAATTCAGGCTTTAGCGCTTACGCTGAACCACCGCAAAGCACGCTCTTCGTCATCTCATCCGGTGCTTCGTATGCCGCCGGCAGCTACTCTCGTGGGCGTCCTGCCTTGATGACTCTTTCTGCACTTAGTAAACATCAACTTTACTATATGGTCAAGTAAAAATGACCTAATTGGTCATGCATTGCTTTACTCAAGAGGGGAGGGGCGCTGTAATTTCTGTGTTTGGGGGATTTTAGGCGAAAAAAAAACCGACAAATGCCGGTTCTTGAAAGGGAAGAGCTGAATTATTCTTTTTCTTTGTAACGACCACGAAGGTATTTATCGACGTAATCATCTATTTCTTTCAATCGAATCCTGAATAGGTCCACCATGCGCTCCTGCTCGGACTCAGGTAATTGTCTAAACAAGCGAAGCATTTCCTGTTCATTTACTTTCAAGCCCGAGCCTTCATCAACATCTTCCCCCAACAGCCACGCAACAGATACACCAGCAGCCTCAGCGACACCTAGCGCGGATGATTTACTTATAGAGCCATTTTTAAACCAGCCAGTCACAGCTTGCTTACTGACATTAGCGGCCTTGGCCATTTCGGTCTTTGAAAAGCCTTTCTGGTTCAATTCTGTAAGCCTGGCAACCAGGTCACGTTCTTTTTGAGTGTTCATATCAGTGATTGTAAACATTTGCTTTACCTGTACAAGCAATGCAAAGTTGATCTTGTGGTAAATTGATGCTTTACTAAACCGACATTCTGATTGGAGAGTCGTAATGACTGGTTTAGACAAAGCAATAAAAAAAATAGGCTCAGCGCAAAAGCTAAGCGCTCTGCTAGGCGTGTCAAAAATGGCCGTCAGCCTCTGGCGCAGAAAAAAGAACGGTCTTGTTCCTGCATCCCGTGTTTTGCCTGTCTTTAATGCAACTGGCGTAACTCCGCATGAATTGCGGCCTGATCTCTACCCAAACCCAACAGATGGTTTACCGCCACAGGAGGGCTAAGCATGCAATCCATAACTTACGAACATCATAACCAGCGAAATAGCTTTTCGCTGAAAACCCAAAATCAGTATGAGCCGCGGCGCCGGGACAACGGAAAACGACTGGTTATCCAGGCAGCCGTTCGCGAGTGGGAAGAGACTCTGCCCGGCCAGGCTCAGGAAAAAATCGCGCTGCTGGTGGCTGAGCAGTGGGATAAGCAGGGTGGGCGGGGCATCACAGTAAACAAGCAGAACTTGTTCCGCTACATCAAAAACGAAACGGGCTCAGACAAATACAACAGCTACGTGATGCAACTTGCGGCGGCCATTGCCCAGGCCATGCCGATCGAGATAGCGCGTAAGCACGGTTTACGCCAAGGGATGACTGAGGCCGAGCTGGTAGCGAACGCTATCAAAGAATGTGGTGACGCGCACCATGCAAAGCTCATCGGCGCGCCGCTGCATAAGCTGGAAAAGGAAGTGCGTGAAGCGGCGATATCCCTTTTCAACATGCTGCCGACGGATGCTGTGGGGCCGCTGCTGGCGAGCCTGAGCGCTGTTGCACCACAGTTTTTTTAATCGAGTTTTGACCAATGAGTTCTCCGACGAAAAACCGCGAGGTGAGATATGTCTAATCCTTTGCCTAAGGCAATGCCTAAGAGTAAGGCAACTAGCGAGCCTTACCGCAAGGTGAAGATCACCATGTGGGATGACCCAAAATTTCGCGCTTTATCGGCTTTACCGCCCAGCGGGCAAAGCCTGTTCATCTATCTGCTTACCAGCCCCTTCACCGGGATTATTCCAGGTCTGTTTAAAGCGGGCCGGGCAGCAATGGCTGAGGAGCTGGGATGGGAGCAGGAAGCCTTCGACTTAGCCTTAGGCGAAGGCATATCTCTTGGCATGGTGAAAGCCGACCTTAAAGCCAGAGTTTTCTGGCTGCCTAATGCTGCTGCACATAACCCACCAGCTTCTGTGAATGTAATCAAATCATGGTCCCGGGCATTCGAATTACTGCCTGATTGTGACCTGAAATGGCAGGCGTGGGATTCGCTGCAAGCCACGTGTTACGCGGTCTCTGAGGCTATGGGTAAGGCATATGACATGGCAATGCCTTTGCCTAAGGATAAGGCTAAGCCTTTGCCATCAGGTATCCAGAAAGCAGTTAACAGTAAACAGATATTAAAACCTAAAAACATTATGTCCGGTGCTGAGAAAGCTCAGCCCCAGACAAGAGCACCGGTCCCGCCGGAGGAGATTTTTATTTCTCTGCCGCTTGTAGGTGGGGTGACCCACCCGGTCACGCTGGATTACGTCGCCAGAAGGGCAGTGCTTTATCCGGCGGTCGATATTCGGCAAGAGCTGAGAAACATGTTCGGCTGGCTGGAAAGCAATCCGAGCAAACGCAAGACGCCAAACGGCATCAAGAAATTCATCACAACATGGCTTCAGAAGTGCCAGGACAATCCACGAAACAGGCAGGTGACACATGGGCAAAATAATTCGGGCTCCGGCGGTTCAGCAGCAGACGCAGTTCGTGCTGAGCGACAGCGCAGGGAGCGGGAACATCCTCAGCGAGACGGAGCGGAGGGCATGGGGACTGTGGGAGACGCTGGCGGGCGTGTATGGGAATCGCTGGGTAACGAAGAATGGATTGAGTCCGTCAACGCTATGGGTGACGCAGATCTCATCGATGACAGCGGGCCATCTCAGTGAAGTGTGTTCCCGTCTTGTCGAGCAGTGTACGGCAGGTAACTCCTGGCCGCCGGATCTGGCTGAGTTCATCGCGCTGGCTGCGCAGTGTTCTGGCGGTGCCTTTGGCCTTAATGCTGCTGACGTTATCGCGGAATACAACCGCTGGAAGAGTGAGGGGTGGAAGTACAGTTCCTCGGAGGAATTTAACTGGAGGCACCAGGTGCTTTACCACATCTGCGTAGAGATGCGCCGGGAGTGTGTCGAACGCCGACTTTCGCAGAGGGATATGGACAAACTCGCCGCGCTCAAGCTGACCCGGTGGGAGAAGAAGGTTGCGGCAGGCTATTCGGTTCCACCAATCCGTAAACGGATTGCGTCGAAAGCGGAACCCGGCGCGCCGACGCCAGCACAGAAACTGCATGAGGAGTATTTGAGACGAAAAGCAGCAGGAAAAATTTAACCAATCGAGTTCTGAACAATGACCAAGGATAAAACCATGAGCAAAAAAATTAAGCAGGCAAAACCAACGCCAACGGGGCGGGAGCTGGTAGAGGCCTATATCCGCCAGCACGAAGGGTGCACGCATACAGAAATCACCAAAGCGGTGAAAATTAGCACCATCACAGTTGGTTCGGCGTTATCACTGCTGAAGCGTGCGCGAGTTATCGAAAGCCGCGGCGTTCTGGGCCAGATGACGTATCACATCATTCCACCAGCAGCGGACACAAACGAACCGGTGTTTGGACTGAGCCCGAACATGGCGCTGTTGAACCGCTTACTCGCCGAGGTGCGCGCATGAGCAAGGGAACCGAGTTAGAGGCGCTGATTAATTTCCTGCAACACAACATCGCCCTGGGAAACGGAACAGACAAAGAATTTATGTCAGAGCGTGGAGTTTTTGAGCTTAAGGCACTGGAAATCGCACTGGCCTCGCTAACCGCGCCAGATGATATACCGCCGCATGTACTGGACTCGATGAGCGATATGTGTGACGGAGGCTTTGACGCACAAGGCATCTGGGATCTATGCCGGGCATCAATTATGCCCCCTACGCCTTGCCCGCGCTGCGGGTGCAGTAGCAGCAGGCCCAAAGGCGAGCACTACTGCCACCCCTCAAATAAGCCGGAGGCCAGCAATGACTAACTCACTCGAAGCGATGATTGCCAGAATATTAAAGTTGGCCACGTTGGCCGAGCAAACCAATATCAACGAATCCTCTGAATCGTGGGTTGCTTACCTCAATGAAGTTTCACCGGCTAACGTTCGAGAGCTGATAGCGGCGCTGGAGCAGGCGCAGCAGGAATTTAAATCATCAGTTCGTCGTGAATCATCAGCCCGCGCAAAAATTGATGAACAGCAGGAACGCATCGATGAGCTGGAATTGGAATGCGACCGAAACTACATATACGGCATGAAAACCGGCTGGAACTACTGCGATGCAGGTAATAGCGACGGGTTTAATAAGTGCGTAGAGCAGCGCCGCAAGCTCACGCGTGAGGCGAATCCAACGGAGGCCCGCCAGTTATCCGTGAAGCTGCCAGCGCTAAATGATGATCTGATAGAAATCATTGGGCGTCCTAATTTCCAATGCTCGCCAGTTGCTGAGTGTTTACGCATTGGTGGGGCTGAAATTCGCCGTAAATCAGAAAACGAGCAAGCAGCGGTTATTCACTGGATGTTGGGCTTGTACCTTGAACATGGTGATAAGTGGCGTGAAATGGGGAATGTTGAATTGCAGCGGATTAAAGCTGCTGCTGGCGGCACCGTGGAAGGGAGTGAGTGAGATGGATGCAACGCAGCAATACGCGACACGCCGCATCATAGAGCTTGAATCCCTGCTACTGGTGGACGTGCATGAAACTGTATGGCCCGCCGAAGTAAGCATGGTTTATTCACAAGTGGAAAGCGCCGGGCAATTGCCGGCGCACCACCAGCGCCGCCTGAAGCATCACATCAACCGCATGTGGCTCGAAAAAATGCCGGTACCGTCAATTATCGACGCGGCCCGTTCGCTGGCCAGCGCCATGGAGAAATACACGTGAGAGAAATTATCGTAGATAACTTTGCCGGCGGCGGCGGGGCCAGCACCGGCATTGAGCTGGCAACCGGGCGGAGCGTGGATATTGCGATTAATCACGACCCGAACGCCGTGGCGATGCACACCACCAACCACCCTGATACGTTGCATTATTGCGAATCTGTCTACGCTGTGCGTCCTAAAATTGCCACCGCTGGCCGCCGCGTCGGTCTGGCATGGTTCTCTCCGGACTGCCGCCATTTTTCCAAAGCGAAAGGCGCCAAACCCGTTGAGAAAGCGATTCGCGGCCTCGCATGGATCGTCATTCGCTGGGCGCTGGACGTTGGCCCACGCGTGATGATGCTGGAGAACGTGGAAGAGTTTAAAACGTGGGGTCCGCTGCTTGCTGCGGAAATGCGCCCGGACCCTGATCGCGTGGGAGAGACATTCGAGGCGTTCGTGAGCATGCTCACAACCGGTATTACTGCAAACCATCCGGCGCTGCTGGAATGTTGCGATTTTCTGGAGCTTTCGCCGGATAGCGAGCAGGTGCAACAGCTGGTGGCCGGGCTCGGCTACGATGTCGATTATCGTGAGCTGCGCGCATGCGACTACGGCGCTCCGACAATCCGTAAACGATTTTTCATGGTAATGCGATGTGATGGGCAGCCGATAGCGTGGCCGGAAAAAACGCATGCAGACCCGAAATCACCCGAAGTCATTTCTGGCGTGCTGCAACCCTGGCGCACAGCTGCCGAATGCATAGACTGGTCGCTCGAGTGTCCGAGTATTTTTGAGCGTAAACGCCCGCTGGCGGAGAACACGCTTAAGCGCATCGCGCGCGGCATCCAGCGCTTTGTTATCGACAGCGCCTCGCCGTTTATCGTGAAGTGCAATCACACTAGCACTCGCACAAAATATGATTGTTTCCGTGGCCAGGCACTAACGGAGCCATTGCAGACAATTACGAAAACCCACGGTTACGCTGTGGCGGTGCCACATATAACGAAATTCCGTACCGGAGCTACCGGGCAGGAAGTTACTGAACCGGTGCCGACGAATACCTCAGGTACATCGAAGCGCCCGGGCGGAAACGGGCATGCACTGGGTATTGTTGAAGCGGCTCTGGCGCCGTTTGTTGGGAGTCAGTTTGGCGCCAGTATTGGCCATCGCGCAGATGAACCGAGCGCTACAGTCACCGCGGGAGGCGGCGGTAAATCGCAGCTGGTAACGCCGATGCTGATTCAGATGGGCTACGGCGAACGTAAGGGGCAGCAGCCCCGCGTTCTTCACCTCGGTAAACCGCTGGGCACCGTTACTGCTGGTGGTGGAAAATTTGCGATAACCAGTGCGTTCCTGGCCAAACACTACGGCGGCAATTATTCCGGCCCAGGCGTGGGGATGGATGAGCCTATGCACTCAGTGACAACCGTCGACCATCACGCAGTGGTAGCTTCTCATCTGGTGAAGCTGCGCGGAACCTGTCGCGATGGGCAGCGCATTGACACGCCAATGCCGACGGTCACAGCTGGCGGCCTGCATGTCGGAAAGATTGAGACGTGTATGGCTGTCAACGGCTACGATGAGCAGCGCGCGCTGCAGGTGCTGGCGTTCCTGCGTGAGTATTGCGGCGAAGATAGCACAGGGCAGGTGGACATTGGCGGTGTGATTTATCGCATTGTTGATATCGGAATGCGCATGCTCCAGCCTCACGAGCTATACCGAGCGCAGGGCTTCCCAGACTGGTACATCATCGTTCAGGACTATCGCGGGAGGAAGTATGCGAAGGATAAACAGGTGGCCCGGTGTGGGAATGCCGTTCCACCACCATTCGCTGAGGCGTTGGTGCGAGCCAATCTTCCTGAGTTGTGTCTGGAAAAAAACATAGCTGCCTAACCAAACGGGTCATTCGGCCCGTTTAACTTAAACAATTCGTGCTCTTAACTTGTTGCAATGTAATGGATTGAGGTTAATAATGGCACTGTATAAACATACAGTTATTGGTAAGGAGGCATTCATGAAAGTTGAATTAACTATTGATCGCACTAAAAAAATTCCTGATGGTGCATTGCCAGCTTTAGAGAAAGAACTACTGAAGAGACTTAATGATCGTTTTGATAATTGCAGTGTGTTTATCAAGCGAACCAGTGGGGATAGCCTCACGGTTTTAGGCGCTGACAAGGACGATAAAAAGACTGTAGAGCAGATCCTTCAGGAAACATGGGAAAGCGCAGACGATTGGTTTTACTAATCAACTCTGCATTAACTTTTCCTAGTTCACGAGGGGGATCGGTGGTGGTGAAAAAAGAAGAATTATCAAAAAAGGGTTATGCGGTCATCAGATGTCACGATGGGGTTATCGTTGCACGACTGCACTCATTTCCTGAATGTGAGCGCGCTTTGATGTACAGGCAAGGCGATGAGGTATCGTTCATGCCGCTAGAGGAAGATGAGATTGTAGGTACACCAACACTCTTTACACAGATGCTCATACAGGCTGGTTATCGTGTTCAAGTCTGAATATACAAGTTATTCTATGATAAGATAATTCTATAGGGTTGACCAAAATTTGGTAAACCCTATATTAGTATTTACCAATTTCCTGTAAGTTTTAGACTGTCTCTCTGTGTGTTTACCAACGACACCAAATCTTCTAGAGATTTGGTTAATTCTTCATGATTATTATTTGGAGAGTAAGTTATGACCTTTGAGTTCATAGTATTTTCAATAATATTAATTTGGTCAATATGAATTGAACCTTTTGCCAAAATGAAGAAGTGCGATTTATAACTTCCATGTTTGAAGAATGTATCTTCTAAAAGTAATCTAATGTCAGGATCGTTTACACCGCACCCAACAAAAACGAAATTGTGTGTTATTGCCAAAGCTTGGAGGATTTCATAAAAACCACTGTATTTTGAGCGAGCTTCAGCATATTCTTTTCTAGTAAAAATTAATTTCTCAGGTGTATCAATCGTGCCATGCGCTTTAATTATTAAACGGCCATTTTCCTTGACCGCTGAGAGCAAGTCATCATCATAATGATTTTTAATTAAAGTAGAGCCTCTGGTTTGTGTGCTCGCATATGTATCATATATCTTATCAAAATTAGGTGATATGACAATTCTAGAATCTAAAGCGAAAATATGCTTGTGTATATCTGCAGGGTCGTATTCAGGAGTAAGATATTCATCCCGAAGAAGTGCTACAAATTTCGCGAGCCCTAATTTCTTCTTTAGAATTTCACAAGCTGTTAAATAGTCATTCTCTTTTAGTAATTTGTTAATATGTGCTTTTGGAGCCGTGGTCTCCTCAAGCATATCCTTAAGGAGAGTGAACCAAGTTTTCGGTCTACGCCCAGCTTCATTCTTGCTGTTACGTGAAACACCGGAGCCTAAATAGATTATGGACTTCCTTCTGGCAATATTATTTATGATATCCTCAGGCCATTTGATCATTTCAGTAACTCCATTTGGGCATTAATCTTAGTTGCAATGGAAGTGAATATGTCTTTTGATTCTTTAACCATTGTAAAATGCGCCCCCACAACACCATCACTAGATTTTAATTTAAAAATTGGACAGTTTGCAGATTGTGACAGTGGCACTAAGCTATGTAGGTTCTGTATTTCACCCAGCTTGAAAAGTTGGCTATCTAAATTTTGGTCATCGACAAGATGTTTAAAAATAAGTGAAGGTATTTTTTTATTGATTTTTTCATATGCGCTAACAGGTCTTTTTACCCCTGCGACAGTTTTAGCTGTGTATTGTTGTACTGCGTACCCAAGGAATTTCAATTTCCATTGAATTGGATGGCCTGAAATGGTAAATGCAACACCTTCTTCTTCCTCATGGCTTTCTAAGCTTCGAATAATATATTTTTTCCATTTGCTTAGTGATGTGGAAATGTTTTCTATAGCAGCTAAGCTAAACATATCCACTGACATTGGTATTATGTAATAATCACAAGAAATTAAAATGGCTCGATTAAGAGCTCCAAGTGACGGGCCTACATCGAAGAAAATATAATCGTAGTCATTTTCATGCTTCAATAAGATATCTTTTATTATGAAGTTGGTTTGTAGACCCCTTGCATCTCCACCAGTTGCAGTTTTCCAATCCGATGCCAATAAATCCTCACTTAATGAAAGGCGTGGATCTCCTGGTATTAAATCGAAGCCAAATCTTTTTGTCTTGATTGGGTTAATTGGTGTGGATAAAAAGCCCTTCCCTTTTTTAATTGGCTCGAAATAAGAGTCGATGGTATCTCTTTTAGTTTTGGCGAAAATCTCATCTACCAGGTCTTCGCTCATACAATAGGTTGTCGTATTACACTGTGGGTCGGCATCAATAACTAAAACTTTTTTATTATATTCTAGGGAATATAAAGCTGCAATGTTACATAACAAAGTCGTTTTTCCTACGCCACCCTTGTTATTAAAAAAAACAAAACTCTTCATAGTATTTCCTTTCGATTGAAGTATGGTTTAAGCTCTTTTTTGGGAGAGCAGGCTTCGTAAATTGAGAGAAATATTATCATCGGTTTAAAGGGTTGAAAACCTTAGTGTTAAAAAACCCCTCATAAAAAATAGATTTTCTTGACAATATGAACTTTGTGACCACTTTAAACATGTGATGATCTTGAGCAGTCGAGTTTGCATCTTTTGCTTCTAAGGTTCATATAGCGTGAGTTCAACACTATTTTTTTTTAAAGACTTTTGTTAAAGTTGATATGTAGGCCTGAACACCCTATACCTGCTGCGCCACTGGAGAAATACCATGGCGCAAAAACCAAACCAGAATAAATTCCTACTGACCCTTCAAAGGGCCAGCGATTTTCTTTTGATGTCATTCCTGCAGAGGGTGGCATGAAGAAAAGCTGGTTCACTCACACCGGGCTGACAACCGAAGAAGCCAATGAGTTGGTAGCGCGCTACCAGTCTATAGGCGTACCCGTTGAGAAGAGCCTAGATATTGATCCTCGTCTTTGGATAGTCAGCGCATTACTGCCGCAGCAAAAAACCTCACCTAAGACAGCGCAAAGCATGCGTTCCCGGGCATGGGGGTGGTCGTGACAGTCTACAACATCCTCCCAATGGGTAAGCCACGGATGACGCGTGCAGACAAATGGAAGAAGCGGCCAGAGGTAATGCGTTACCGTGCGTTCTGCGATGAAGTACGACTGCACAAAGTCCAGCTCCCTGAATCGGATTTTCACGTCACTTTTATCATTCCTATGCCGCCAAGTTGGAGCATGAAAAAGCGCCAGCAGTTTAACGGCCAGCCGCACCAGTCCAAACCAGACATGGATAACCTGATGAAGGCTCTGATGGATGCGATCTATGATGATGACGCCCATATCTGGGACGGCCGCATAACTAAGCGATGGGGTGAAACCGGGCGGATCGTTATTCGGGAGGATGCTGCACGCTGATATCACGGCTTTTGAAAAAAAATACGGCACGCAGGCCGAGCTGCTGTTGAAGACATTAAACCGATCGCTCGCCATCGGCGTGCTGGCATAAGGAAAAAGAGATGACACCACGTCAGAGAAGAGCACACAACGCCGCTATAGAGCGCGCAGCAGCGGCCCCGCGCAAAAGTTACCTGGGGAGATTTACCCCGCTGACCAGCATACAGTCGGCCTGGATTAAATCCTTGCTCACAACGTGGGGGGAATGTGTAGGTGGCAAAACCCGAGCGCAGTACAGGCTGGAGAACTGCAACAGGTTTATAGCCAGCGCGAAAGATGATGAATGGTCTGACGGGCAGCTGGCGCGCATAACGACGGCAATACATCAGGCCAGGCTGGAGGGGTTCAAAGGGCGACAGGTAATACAGCGCGCCCACACGATTCTGTGGGCTGTAACGATAAGCGACATGATGGATGAGGCGACACGGAAGGATGATGCGGACCATGTTGAGCAGGCTGTACTGCGTGCGCTTAGTCAGGACGATCCGGTTTACCTGATTGGGGTTAACTACTACACCACACGCGCAAAAATCTCAGACATTGCCCGTGCTTTGCAGCAGGCCGCGCCGTGGTTAACCCCTGACAAGGCGCGTGAGCGGGTTAAATGGTGCCTACAGATTTTCAGGGCGAAGGTATTTCTTGCCATTAAAACTTCGTCGAACGGAGTCTATTTGCAATAAAAAACTTGAAACTAGCCCAGAAATGTTAATAATCAATTCATGCTTGGCAGAGCTGCGCCACGATGGCAGCGACAAAAAGCAACCAATCAAAAAGAAAATTAGACCTCGCTCCGGCGGGGTTTTTTATTGCATGAAAAATAAACACCTGATAATGTGATTTGGATCACATAAATGTGACAATCCAATTACAGGAGGTTTTATGGACATGCAAAAAATTACTATTACTAACGCTAACAAAAATGCGTTAGGTGTCGTGTGTGCAAATGTAGCTTCAGGCTTCTTGGTTATTGATGGCAAGAAAATCAAAATCGAAGAAAGTCAGAGTTCCTCAAGTAAATTTGTAGCTTGCTATGTAAAAGGGAATGGAAGCAGGCTGTATTAGTAACAATCATAATTCACTAAATTTAGGTCACCTGCGGGTGGCCTTTTTTATTCCCCTCATTCTGAGGAGATTACAGCAAAGAGGGGGCTTAATGTCCGAACCATTAACAACGGCAATCGCTGGTGGGGTAGCCGCAGGATCCGCAGGTATCACGTTTGCATCAATGTTTCCCGAAGCCACCCCGGCGGTGATGATTTGCGCGCTGGCCGGTGCCGCGCTTTATGTGCTTAACGCCGAGGACCATAAATTATGGAAGCAGGTAGTTTTTGCGCTGATTTCGTTTGTTGGCGGTGTGTATTGCTCAGGAATGGCTTCCGAAATTATCGCCGCTGTTATTAA